CGGACCTCGGTGACCTGCTCACCCCCTACGCCCGGCAGTCACTGGTCATAGACGTGGCTATCGGCATTAAGGAGGAATATGAAAGTGACAGCACTACGAATGAGAACAGTTGCGAGGCAACGGTCATCTACTGCCAGGCGGACATTGATGACTCGGCAGAGGATTTTCTAAAAAACCACTACCTGAGTATCCTCATGGGGACGAAAGTCACCGCGCCGGGAAGACTGGAATATCTCCACTATCTCGGTACGGACAGTGCCGTGGCCACTGCCTATTATTCTGACGGGACGACCGCAACGTTCACGCCCCCTACCGTCGGGGGGAATGACAAATATACAACCATTGACGTTTCGCCCGATCGGTTCCTCACATCGGGCAAGACGATGACCTATTACATCGTCACCGCCGGGAGCCGTAGCCAGGAATTTACGATTGACTTTGACGAGCCTGACTGCGCCCCGATCCTGATCTTCGACAACTCCTTCGGCTGCGAGGAGCTGTGCTACTGTACGGGGACTCATACCGTGTCTCCGTCCTATACGCGGTCCTCTACCTACGTTAAAGGCATCCTCAAAAACTACAAGATCGAGGAAACGCGCACCTTCAAGGGAGATACCGGTGTACTCAATGTCCCCATGGCCAACTGGCTGGATGACCTGTTCCGCTCGCCGTATGTACGGCTCGTCAACATCTACGAAGGCACACCAAATATCGGCAAGGAAGTCGTGATTACGGAGTCCAAATCGGAATATACCAACGAGGATGACGTACTTCCACGCTTCACTTTCTCCTATCAATATGCACAACGGGTGCACAACGTCGTAGACCTGCAGCGGGCGGGGAGGATATTTGACAACACATTCGATCATACATTCAATTGATATGGAGAAAAAGACACGATATGCCATGCATTTCAACGAAATGCTACACTTGCTTGCCATTGCTGAGGAGCATCGTCAGACCCTCAACATCAAGGCCTGGCGGTCAGACGGGGAAATCATTGAATACAAAGGGTGGCTTGTTCACCACGACTACTGGAGAGGCGGTTATGTGAAACTTCGGAATCCTGTCAGCAGACAGATCCGGCAAATCCCGGAAATATTCATCTTTGAAATCAATAATCATCAAGTATATCTATGAACAAGAAATATGAACTATTGCCCACGGGCAAGAACCAGGATTCTACCCGTTACCGGATCGTCCCGGTCGGGATCGGCAGCAGCACTGCAAAGGATTCCCTGGTAACGGAATACGGACAAGATACCCACGAGATTTTCGAAGATGGGAACAAACGATATGGTACAACGACCAGTGTCGGACTTTCCATTGACGGCAAAGATTATAAATATATCTGTTTCGGGGCCAATGACTTGTTGCCGTTCAAGATCCGGGATCAGTTGATGAGGAACATGGTCACGTCACAGTGCCAGGCGTTCAATATCATGTGCTGTTACGGACAGGGCGTACGGTTCGTGGACCGAAAGACCAAGCAGGATGTCGATGATCCGGAAATTCTTGATTTCTGCCTATCGAATTCCCTGCAGGAGGCCTTCATGGAGCAGGCAACGGATATGAAGTTCTTCTTTTTCTCCGTTACCGTCATCATCCTGTCAAGGGATGGCAGCAAAATTGTCAAGGTCCGCAACAAGGATGCGATGTTCTGCCGGTTCGAGGACGCTACGACCACGGATTCCGGTAAAATCGAACATGTCTTCTTCGGAGACTGGCGGTACAGCAACAGGAGCGAACAGGATATTGAGGTCATCTCCCTGTTGGACTATTGGGACCCCCTTGGGGATCTCAATATCCGGATGGGAAAGGCTCCTGATCCCATGACCGGAAGAAAACGGGATGCAAAAAAGTGCAAGGACCGGAAATTTGCCATACTCTGCCGGATGGCAACTCCGGGATGCCAGTATTATCCAGTGCCCTATTACACGTCTGTGTTTCGTGATTCCTGGATGGACATCTACCGCCTGATAGGTATCGGCAAGCGGTATATGATCAAGAATACCTCCGCTCCGCGGGTACAGATCGAAATCCACAGCGATTATTGGGATAATCTCTGCGACAACGAGAATATCACGGATCCGGAGAAAAGAAAAGAACGGATCGAAAAGGAAAAGCAGAATATCATCGAGTTCGTCACGGGTGTAAAAAATGCGGGAAAAGCCCTGATTTCTGGGTACTATATCGACCCCAACGGAAAGGAAAACAGAATGGTTAGAATCAACACGCTCAATGACCCGTCGAAGAAAGAGGGGGGGAATTGGGCAGATGATCTTGTTGAAGCCAGCAATGCACTGTGCTTTGCTTTCGGCGTACATCCCAACCTCGTGGGTGCCACGCCTGGAAAGAGCCAGATGAATAACTCCGGCTCCGACAAACGGGAACTTTTCACACTCAAACAGGCCATCGAAAAGCCTTTCCATGACGTAATGAGCAAACCCTACCATGTCATCCTGCACTACAACGGTTGGGCGAAAAAAGCCACCGTTGACGTGCCGATGATCACGCTGACAACGCTCGACCAGAATACGGACGCGCACACGGTCAGCGGAAATGCCAACGCAAATACCGACGAAAATGGACATAACGAAAATCAGTAAGGATGAGTTCGAATCGGCCCTCCCCGTGGGTATGAGTGCCCACGATCAGATTTATAGTATGATTTTGCCGGGACTGACGGCACGTCTGGAAGAGGTCCGCACATCAATCCTCGGGAGTGCCGGGGAATCTGCAGTGATGAATGCGGAAGAGAATGGCCCATTGGCTGTCAATTTCCGGAAGGACGTGGTGTATGCTGCCTTCCTGGACATTATAAGACAGTTGGATACCGTCCTTACTCCAACAGGCTTCGGCGTGGTGAGCAATGATAACATATCTCCTGCCAGTCAGAACAGAGTGGACGCACTGGAGGCTTCCCTTCGTACCCTGGAACTCAAGTCCAGAGGCAGGTTACTGCGACTGCTCCGCTCCGACAGTTGGGGAGTAACGGAACAGGCCCGGAACAATATTCCGTATCTCTATGACTTGTATTATTTCTTTCTCGAGTCACCCAATGCCCGGACAGCAGAAGACTGGAAAATCATGGTACCGCTCATTGCTGATGCCGACGAGATGCTCCGGTCGATGATTTCGGACGCCCAGATGGACGAACTGCTTTCCGCCTTCCGCTGCGGATCCGTATCGAAACTGACTCAATACAGTGAAGTCATACACGAGATACGGACTATCACCGAGGCCAAGGATAATCCGGGACTTGTACGGACATCCGTACGCCGTCTGTTCAATGACCTGGAGGCGGACGGAACGACCTTCTCCTTATATCTCGCATCAACGCAATATCAATCACGACACAATGAAAATTATCAGAACGATAAGGATTCACCGGCCTTCTTTTTCGGAGGATAACAAGGTATTGGCCCTGACTGCTCCACGGTCATGGAAGGATCTCAACCAGGACCAGTTGCACTACGTCCTTACTCTGCTGTCCACTTTCGAGGACCATACGGTTGTCAAGACCTATATGTTCGTACGGTTCACTGGTCTCCATATCGTCCGCAAGGACCGCTACGGATGGAAGTGCTTCGTCCGGCAGAGATGTGGCCGGAGACGATTTCTTACCATACAGGCCTGGCAGGTAGAATCCCTGCTTGGCCAATTCTCATACGTCGACTCCTACGAGGACATGGGTGTTAGGTTGGATGACATCCATGGACTCCGGGCGGTCGACGTTCTTCTTCACGGAGTCCGGTTTGCGGACTATCTTAATGCGGAAAAATACTATCAGGCCTACAGCATTCACAATGATGACCGCTTCCTGCGCAGTCTTACCCTGCTCCTCTACCGCCGCAAGGACGGGAGCACGGCGGACAGGATCAGTATGAACCGTGCCCAACTGCTGGGCACCTTCCTGTGGTATTCCTACGTCAAGAGCGAGTTCGGCAGGGCCTTCCCGCACTTTTTCCACAAAATACCCCCTGAGTCCGTCGGCTCGTTTGACTTCCTTGCCTCGATGAACGCCCAGATCAGGGCGCTCACGGACGGGGATGTGACCAAGGAGGATCTGATCTTCAACTCGGACTGTTGGAGGGCACTCACGGAACTGGATGCCAAGGCCCGGGAAGCAGAGGAGTTCAACGCTAAATACAACAAATAATGGCAGCGGAAAGTACTTTCAACGCCCAGGCCTATTTCAAGGCCCTGGCGGAAAAAAACAAGTTGGCTATCGACAATGACTTCAAGGTGGGCTATTGTTCGGGGCCGGACGGAATCAACGATGTCCTGCAGGAGTTCCGGACAACGAAGAACTTCATCCTGATCGATGATACGACATCGCAAAATACGTACAGTCACGGCGTGACTTTCTTTGACAGGAATGTCTACACTGTCTTTATTTTAGCTGGATATAAGATGGATGACATGGAGGACAGACAGGAAAAACTGGAGTTATGCAGGAGGATCTTCAGGCAGTTCCACTCCAGGCTGATCAGGGACAAATCAAGCCTGGCTTTCGGAAACAATCTCTCCTACTTGGATGTACAGAGCATTCTTTCGAAGGAATTACCTCGTTACTCCCTGAACGGAGTAACAGGACTGTATTTCATGATCAATAACGAAGAACCTGTCGATCTTACATTTAATGCAGCAGATTGGGATGAGTGAACATTTTGCCACATCGCAAAAGGATATCGATGCCTACAACAGAGGATGGGCACGTTTCCTGGTCGATATTCTGCAGGAGCAGATAGACAAGGTCAAAATTAGCGATACAAAATCATTACGCTCCAGTATTGAATATACAATGCATGGTGCTGACACTATCGAACACCGGTTCCTGATGTATGGGCTATATGTCGCTGCCGGAGTGGGCAAAGGATATCAACACGACAACGGAGGCAACCTGCTATTTCTCGGTGACAGTTACCGATCTACAAATGGATACGGCAGCAGACAGGTGGGCGCAGGTCTGTCCGCACATGCCATGTTGGGCAAGTTTGAGCATATCACGGTCAGGCATGGCCGTAACAAGGGGAAAACTGCCGCCCTTACCCGTGGAAAGAGACAGCGGGAAGATTGGTTCATGAAGAAATACTATTACCAACTGCAACGGCTTAACGAGAAAAATGCACTGATGTACGGCCAGGCCTATCAGGGGATGGTCTCTACCTTCCTCGCAGGTCTGTTCGCCAAAGTAGGCGGCGAGAACAGAATCCGCTCCAACAGGTTTTGAGTATTTTTAGAAAGGAAAGCCGGAAATATCTTTGCTCCTGTAAAAGTTATGGCAACGACAACAACTATAGATTCTTTGCAGTCGCTTTTCACCGCCATCAGGGACGAGCGACGGACTTACGCCAATACGGCCACACGTATCGGCAATGCATTTCTGTCGTTGTCATCATACCTGGAGAGTGCTCCGTATCTCCGCAAGGATCGTGAGGATACTGACCCCTATCTGCTGAACCTCCTCAAAGGATGCGTCATCGGTGAGTCAGAAAACATCAGACTCAATCCGGACGGATCGATCACCTGCGGATCCATCAAGGTCAACGGGTCCGCCATCTTTGACGAGGTGGTGATGAACCGGCAGAATATCCTTGACGGAGATACGATCTTCGCCTCTCACGGTATCATCGACGCAGTGGAACATACCGATCTCAATCAATATGTGCTGACCTTCCGAAAGGAGTATGACAATGACCGTATTACCTTCAAGGTCAACGATATTATCAAGAGCAAAATCAACAATCTGGACTCAGGACATACCTACTATACCTTCTGGCTCCGGATTGACTCCATAGACCTCGAAAACAACAAGGCCACCTGTACACTCTATGATGATGAGGACGTGGAAGGCGGAAAGAACTATCCTCCTGTAGCAGGAGCGTATGTCTGGAGATGGGGCAATACGGTTGACACATCCCGTCAGAGTTGCTGGTATGTCTCCAGTAATGAAGGCAGATGGCTTTTCCTCACCGGTGTCAATAAGCCCATCCTGGATGACAATGCGGAAGGTTCGAACTATGCCGCATTCATCGGCCTCCCCCCAAACATAAAGGCTATACAACAGTTGCTCGACAACGGCGTGATTACGTCCGATCAGCCATATCTGTACTTTCGCGGAGTCATCGTACAGGATGTCATCCGTTTGGATTATCTCGGCAATCCGGTCTACTCTATCAGGGAATGGAAGGTCTACGATGCTTCCAAAACATATTTCCGGGGCTATGATGCCACAGCGAAAGGATATTACGAGGATAGGCTGTGGCACGGCGGATGTCTGTGGGCATGTTCCGTAGCCTCTTGCACGGGATCGGAACCGAGATTCAACAATGCCAACTGGACCTGTCTGATTGGGGGCGGCAATATGTCTTTACAGATCGTCTCCTCGAAAGGAGATGCCTTCCGCGTCGGATCAGACTGGACCACTGACCTGGTGGCCACGTTATACAATGCGGAGATGGAAATCACGGAAGCGGAAATCGGAATCGGCAACATCACGTGGCTGCGGGTATCTGATGATGCGGACGGTGATACGGCCTGGAACATCCAACATCCCACGGGGTCCGTGGGAATGACACTCACCGTAGACTCCACAGTGGATATACCGTCACCCTGGAACTCCGGTACATCGGTAGGATTCCGGTGCGTCGTCACGCTCCCGGACGGTAATTCTGTAGAAAACAGTTATACGATAAATAATTAGCCCTATGAAGATGCAGACTAACGGCGGCTATACCGTCCACTCGCCACTGTCTTTCCTGTTCCAGATGCTGGAACTGGGAGGCAGCTATATTCAGAAATTCAATACGATTTCAGGGGAATATAGCCCTGACAGGAATATCACTCCCTATCTGCTCAAGCCAAGTCTCGTGATAACGGATCCGGACGGGATTCTCCCCACTGGGGACTATGCAGCCTACCTGGTCAACGTGTCATGGACCGTTACCTCCGTCATCGACGGGGTCTCTGAAAAATTAACTAGGGTCCGCTGATTTATTTTCATCAGCCGATGGCGAGAACCGGAGTTTTCTCGGCCACCCGACTTTGATTTCTAATAATCCCGGTATTTTCCGGGATTATTTTGATAATTTCC